TTTGCTTTCCAGGTAGGAACTCCACCATTATCCTCTTCAACCCAACCATCGCGAAGATTTGTCCATTTGATAGACATTATTTTTAATGATTTTTATTTATTTAGTTATAAACTTTGCATATGGTATTGATAATAGATCATCCAACTCTTCTCTTTGCACAATATAAACTTGACCTGCCAGTTCTTCCCAAGTGTATTGTCTATATTCTCTCCAATGAAAATTCAATCCACGAAATCCCCACTGGAATAATTCAGTTACAGCAACTAAGGGATGTTGATCATATGTAACTTCAGGAGTCTTTGCATTATAAACGAATGTGCACAGAGTTCCAACATCAGGTATGGGAGTTACAGTATCATTTAATAACTCCATGATCTCCAGCATCATTTCTTCCTGATCATTTGTGCCATTATTAATAGTGTTTCCCTCTAGACGATTCATTTGATTCCTAGTTCATTCTCGGTGATGATTTTAAATTCAATTCTTCTATCATCACAAAACTCCTTTGCAGCTTTCCACTTTGCCTGATTAATCTCCCAAGTGGTGCATTCATAGATGTATGATTTAGTTACCCTCTTTCTTTTTACTGGAGGTTTTGTTTGCTTCTTTGGTTTTACTTCAATAACATAAGTCTTAATTTGACCTGTGCTCTCTTTTACTTTTATAATGAAGTCTGGAAAATACTTATGAACTCTTCTATCAACGGGAGAGATGTATGGAATATGAAACTCTTCACTTCCCCATTGGAGAATACTTTCATTTAGATCACACCAACGACAAAACTTGCGTTCCCAAGTGCTACGACATATAATATTGTTAGGGTTACCCCTATATTTTTCTGGGTATGACGGTTTATATTTACTCTTTACACTTTCTCCCATTTCTCTTATACATAATATACAAGGTCAAATAGTATTTATAAATGCCATCCCCACTGTCAGTCTCAAAAATTAAATCACAATTATTAAGCCCGGCACTGACTTCTCATTTTGAAGTGGTGATTGGTATACCAAAGGATCTTCAGTCTGTGTTGGGAATAAACCAAGAGAGACTTAATCTAATGTGTTCAGAGGCATCTCTACCAGGATCTCAGTTGACAACTTTAGAATTGACAAATGATAGAACTGGCGTTACTGAGAAGCATGCTTACAGAAGATTATTTGATGACAGACTTGACTTGACTTTTTATGTTGATGCCAAAAATTATATCCCCATCAAATTCTTTGAAACCTGGATTCAATATATTATGAATGAGAATCCTCAAGAAACTATAAGAAAGAATTATGCATATAGGGTTAAGTATCCTGATGATTACATTTCTGATCAGGGTTTAATCGTAAGAAAGTTTGAGAAAGATTATAAATCAGTTTTGGAATATGAATTTGTTAGAAGCTTTCCATTAGCAATATCATCGATGTCTGTTTCCTATGATGCATCTTCTCTGCTAAAATGTCAGGTGTCCATGTCTTACATTCGTTATATACTGAAGGGGATTAATTCTCCTGTAAGTGCAACTCCTGCATCTGCTGGTGGTGTCGGTGATGGTTTTAATACCTCCTTAAATATTGAACGTCCAGATATTCCATTTGATAGTGGTATCAGTGCTGGTATAATTGGTCCTGATGTTTATAATAGCAGCACTCCATTTACGATAGCAACTCAGGGTGCGATTAATGCTCAAGCACTCGTTGATGACACTGGATTATCCTCTGATGATGCTAGAACTATCGCCGGAGGTGGATTTGTAGAGACACTCATTGGTGGATAACCACGATAAATAATCATACTGAAATCTTTATAAAGATATTATGCCTTTACCAAAAATTGCGACTCCCACATATGAACTTGAGTTGCCATCAACAGAACAAACAATTCAATACAGACCTTTCCTTGTAAAAGAAGAGAAGGTGCTTGTCATTGCCTTAGAGAGTGAGGATACAAAACAAATTACAACTGCCATCAAGTCAGTTATTAAAAACTGTATTCTTACCAAGGGTATTAAGGTAGAAACTCTACCTACATTTGATATTGAATATCTGTTCCTTAACATTCGTGGTAAGTCTGTTGGTGAGGAGATTGAAGTCAATCTCGTTTGTCCAGATGATGAGGAGACACAAGTCTCTACCGTTATTAATTTGGATGACATCAAAGTTCAAAAGAATGAAGATCACACCAATCAAATTAAGATTGATAAGAGTATTATGATGGAGATGAAGTATCCATCTCTTGAGCAGTTTATCAAAAACAATTTTGATTTTGATGACAAGAGTGTAATGGATCAATCATTTGATCTTATTGCTTCCTGCATTGATAAGATCTATACTGAAGATGATATTTGGATTGCTGAGGATTGCACGAAGAAAGAAATTACAGACTTCCTTGAGTCGATGAATTCATCCCAGTTCAAGGACATTGAGAAGTTCTTTGAAACAATGCCTAAACTATCTCATAAGGTAAAGATTAAGAACCCCAATACCAAAGTTCAAAGTGAAATTGTTCTAGAAGGGTTATCGTCTTTTTTCGCTTAGGTATGGTGCACATGGATCTGTCAAACTATTTTCAACTTAATTTTGCCTTGATGCAATACCATAAATATAGTTTGACAGAAATTGAAAACATGATGCCTTGGGAACGAGACGTTTATGTTGCCCTGCTACAACAGCATCTTGAAGAAGAGGAACTAAAGAACAAACAACAAAATGCGTTCAACTAAACTACTCTCAGGATCAAAGTTTTTCGGTGAAAGATATCAGCAGTATGTTGATGAAATCACTGGGCAGGGAACTATTAATGGCCAAAAATTAACGCCTGCTGAGAGAAAAGAAGGATTTAAAAAGAGAAACGATAAGATAAACTTTGAGAAGTTCGTTAATAAAGTTTTAGAGAAGAAGTCTGGTCCTGCGATGAGTGGTGGTGATAAGGCACTTCCAGGTAGTGGCAGAGGTGGAGCGATTGTAAAATCATCAGGAGTGCCAGCACAATCTTTTGTAAAATCACCAGTGTCAGAGAAGACACAGGAAAACTTAGATGATGTGATGAAGGGTATTGATTCTATATTAGAAACTCTTAGACAAGAACAAAAGTTTAAAAAGCAAGTTGCTGCAAAGAATAAAAAAGATAAAGAAAGAAAGAGAAGATCTGACTCCGAAGATAAGTTAGAGAATAAAGGGTTCTCGGCATTAGGAAAATCAGTAGGGAAAGTATTAAAACCAGTAAAGAGTATATTTGATAGACTACTCAAGTTTCTATTCACTCTCTTCATAGGAAGACTTCTTGTAAAACTTGTTGATTGGTTTAGTGATGAAGAAAATAAAAAGAGTTTAGATGCCATTGGTAGATTCTTAAAGGATACTTGGCCTGCTCTCTTAGCTGCATATATTCTATTCGGAACAGGATTTGGTGGATTTATAAGAGGTCTTGTTGGATTAGTAACTTTCTTCATACCAAAAATATTTAAATTAACAAAATCACTCCTTCGATTTGCTGGCAAGAATCCTATGGCAGCACTTGCAATTGCAGGCACTGCTGCTCTTGGATATGCGGCATATACCGGAACGCAAGAATCCAAAGATCCAGAGAGAGCAGCACAAGGTAAGACTCAACTAGATGATAACTTGGAGGGAGTTGGTAATTTCGCGAAGAGTATCTTACCTTTCAGCACTGGTGGTAGAGTTCCTGGAACTGGAACTAAAGATACAGTCCCTGCTATGCTAACTCCTGGTGAGTTTGTTATGAGTAGAGGTGCTGTTAGCAAATTTGGTATGAATACGATGAGTGCTATGAACTCTTCTGGTGGAGGATCTGGCATTCCAAGTCTCATGAATAATGGTCTGTTTGGATATTCTTCTGGTGGTGCAGTTCCTTCAAAAGAAGAACCTGGTTCAAGAGATTTTGACGCTGCAGCAATTAGTTCAATGCTTTCAAGTCGTTATGGAGTTAGTGCAGAAGATACAAAACCACCACAAATTAAAGCAGGTCCTGGTGCTAAAGAATCTAGTGGTGGTGGTGACAATTCCTTAAAATTAACAAATCAAGATTTCAGAGACTTAGCATTCATCGTTAGTGCAGAGGCACAAAGAGGAACTGATGATGAGTATGGTGTTGCTGCTGCTGTCCTGAATAGATTGATGGATCCGAAGTGGCCTAACACAATTAAAGCAGTTGGTGAGCAACAAGGACAATTTGCTGCTGTATTTGATGGTCATGCATATGATGATCCAGAACTTGCAAAGAAACTTGGATCACCTGAGGGTCAAGCAAGTATTGTTGATGCAATGAAAAAGTTGAATGGTAGAACTGACTTTAAAGGAACCAGTCAGTATGGGAATATGGGTAAAGGTGATATTAAGTTCTCGGATAGAGGTAATTTTTATCACTACACTTCACAGGTTGGTAAGAATGATCCTCCACCATCAAATCCACCACAACATTGGAAAAAACTCATAGGAAAGGGTGGACCTGCTGTTGATCTGTCAACAACGACTGCATCTGGTGGTGGAAGTAATCCTGGATCAACTCGTGGTAGCGGTAGTTATGATGGAAGTATGACCTCTACAAAACCAAAAGCAAAGATAACACCACTTACCATGGCACAGAGACAAGAATTCTTTGATAGTCTTAAATTACTGGTAGATGGTCCAGCACCGAGCACACCGAGTCCATCTGTATCTCTTCCAAATCTTAATGCTTCTGCGATGCAAGACTCTAGAAAGGCACAAGTCCTGGGAGTTGGTTAATAAGTTATGAAACTATTACCAGGGACAGCACCGGGAGGAGCAATAGTAAAGGCAAAGACTACAACGATTAGTCCTGATAAACTTGTTCCAAAAAAAGGAAAATTCTTAGAAGCAAAGGTAAAGTTAATTGAGGTTAACAAAATCCTTAAGGATTCTCTTGCTGCTGAAAAGAAAGAAGAGAGCGATAAAAATAAAAGAGAGAGAGCAGCAGCAAGAGATAAGCGTGAGAAAAAACTAGAGAAGAAAGATAAGAAGGATGACAAAGATAATAAGAAACTTTCCTTACCTCCCGTTCCTTTCTTTGATAGGATAAAAAACTTTTTTGTAAATACTCTATTAGGATTTGTCCTCACTCGTCTTGTAGATGAGACTGGAAAGATTAATCCCATAGTCCCCCTCATTGGAAATACAATTGAGGGAGCTATTGATTTAACCTTAGGTGTCCTTGACGGTTTGGGAACTTTCCTCAAAGCGGGATATGGTTTAATTGATAGCACAAAAGAATGGGTCACTGAGAAGTATGGAGAGGATGGTCTCAAAAAGTTTGATAGTTTTTTAGCAGGTGTTCGTAACCTATTCAATGCCGCTTTAATTGTTGCTGCGGCACAAATGGCATTCAAACCTGATCGTAGAGATCGAGGTAGGAAGCCAGGGACTAAACCGGGTAAAGGTGGTGGACCGAGAAAACCACCAACACCAGCAGATAAAGTCAGGAATGCACGCATCAGAAATATCCAAAGAAAATTTGGTCCTGGTGCAAGAAGAATATATGAGAACGCATTAAACAATGGCAAGACACCATCTCAAGCAAAAGCAGCCGTTGATAGGGCTTTAAAGAAAGGTCAAATTATTAAGAGACCAGGTGCTGATTCGTTAGCATCAAGAACAGCAGCAAAAGGTCGCGTAGCAAAAGGTGGTTTAAGAAAAATTCCTGGTAGATTAGCAACTAAGTTTCTTGGTAAGGCAGGTCTAAAAGCAGTGAAAGGCATCTTTGGCAAGATACCAATCATTGGTCCTCTAATTGTTGCAGTCTCCTCTTTACTTGCTGGAGAACCTCCT